AGTTCGGATTCTTCTCCTTCAATACCTTTTGTTGCTTTAGTTGAAAATAGACATATCTTTTTCATTCTTCATCACTCCTTTGCATTTATGCCCTAAATTCGGCTTGAAAAATAGTCCGCATTTTTCATAATGACTACTCCCTTACATACTTTGACTTGGCATTGGTCTTTCTTACCTTTTCTTTAATGAGTGACTTTCCTTTATATTCGGTAGCTATGCCTGTTCTTCTTACACCCATTTCAAAATACTCTGGGTTAAGTTCTATGCCTATTGCATTTCTTCCTAACTTGTTTGCAACAGCAGAAGTAGTAAATGAACCAGAAAAAGGGTCAAGGACAATATCACCTACATTTGATGAAGCCCTTATTATTCTATCAAGTAAAGCCTCTGGTTTCTGAGTAGGATGGTTTTCGTATTCGTCCATCTTAAATCTAACTCTACTGAAATCCCATACATTCCCGGGTACTTTTTCTGTACTATAAGGCTGAGGTGGATTCTTCCTGTAGTCTATAAGTTTTCTCTTTGCTCCTGTCTTGGCTTCAACTAAAATATCCTCATGGTTAAATGTGTATTTAGCCTTGGCTGATTTGTTTATCATCAAAATAGGTTCATATAATGAACCATACATTTTCTTTGACTGTACGCCAGAACTATCATAAGTCCAAACTATTCTACATAGTACGTTATACTTCTCTGAAACATAGATGTCTAAATATGGCATATGCTGAGTAGCTGTCATAAAATACATTGTTCCATCATCTTTAAGCACTCGCATACATTCATCAATCCACTGTTTACACCAACTTGTGTATGCTTCAACAGTTTCCCATTTATCACTGTCGTTACCAAAGTCTTTTCCAATACCATAAGGAGCATCAGCAAATATTAGATTGACTGATTTTTCTTTCATCTGTGCCAACACTTCTAAAGAGTTTCCTAAAATAGTCATAGAATGTTGGTTATGAATTTCCTCAAAGTTACTGCTGTTAAACAACTGTGCAAAGTCACATTCTGGATATGTCTCCTGTACTGATATATCAATGACTTCTGCCTTTTCTGACTGTATATCATAATAATCCATAAGGGTTAATTGCTTACTATCCATTGTACCTTACTCCTTAATTTTTTACATAATAGTTGAATGACCCGCCAAAAATGGTGCATCGTTCAACTTTGCATATACTGTAATCTTTCGAGAGACTTGTTATAGTATTCATCATCTATTTCGAATCCTAAGTATTTCCGATTATGGATCCGAGCTGCTTCGGCGGTTGTTCCGCTTCCCATGAAGGGATCAAGAATGAGATCGCCCTCATTGCTACTTGCCAAAACCAATCGCTCAATCAGCTTCAGAGGTTTCTGAGTGGGATGAAAACGTGCTTTTTCTCCATAGAAGTTTATATCATCCCATACATCAGTTATTCCGAGTTGAGCATTGTAAGTTTGTGAAAGCTTATCATACGGGATATTGAAATCAAGTATTCTTTCAAGCTTGTGCCATAATTCTTCGGTGGGCAACTGTTTGCAAACGTTTTTACCGGTATAAATACTCCACATTCCTCCACCGTTGGATTTCACACCAAGGGCTTCGTTTATTTCCTTGGCGGTAAGACCTAATTCTTTTTGCCGCTGTTTTAAGAACTGCTTAACAAATGGCTTACTATCTTTGTAAAGGAAGAGAATACTTTCGGTTACGTTGGGGAACATCTTATAGTTTTTTGTGGCACGTCCGGATACAGCTTGCATACCTTTGTTGAGAATAAGTTGTTGGCGCAATTCTAGACCACATTCCTCAAGGATAGGAAGTAAACGACTAAGCATTCTAAAGTATCCGAAAAGATAAAACGATCCCCCTTTTCGGAGGACACGGGAGGCTTCGCTAAACCATTGCTTTGACCACTCAATATAGTCTTCTTCGGTTCTCCATTTATAATCCCATTTTTCACCAATAACTTTGAAATATGGGGGATCGGCAATGATTAAATCAATGGACTCATCTTCGAGCTTGTCCTTCATGCCCGAAATGCAGTCCATTTTATATATTATATTCTCATCCATTCTTGACACCTTCATCCTCCTATAGTGTGCTAAAGCAATGATCTTGGTGTTGAAATAAGGGCTTTCCACAGCCGTATGCCCTTCCAAAGAAAAGAACCTCAGTGTTATATCGCTCTCCGTCTATCTCTGATAGGACAGCACCGTAACACTCGATAGTTGGCTCAACTCTTCCCATGACCTTTGCTGTGGTGAACTGCCCCTTCTGAAAGATGACTTCTTCAACAGTATTCGGGAATCTTGCATCCTCGACCCGATTCAACACGGTGTCAACCACAAGCATCTTTCCGATCATATCCTGATTGCCTGCCTCATGCCACACAAGCTGTGCCATTAGATCAATCTCCCGCTCGGTAAACTTACCGAACAACGGCTCCGGTCGCTCGATGGTCTCCACTATGCACATCGATACCGTCCCCACAATCTCGTTATTGCTTACCGTTGTCTCTTGCGCCATCACGTTCTCGTGATACGGCAGCGCCCAGATAAGCAGCGCCACCGCGATCAATCCCTTTCCACGCCTCATATCCACCTCAGCCCTGATATATGATCTCTTTGTTGTTCTTCATCGCATATGTCCACTCGACATAAGCTCCGCTCGAACGCTCCCAGCCGGACAGCATATAAATGGCATCACAATCAGCTAACAGCTTTATGCACTCGCCCATGATCTCGCCATAAGTCCAGACCTCAGATTCCTCTAAAAACCATTGCGCAGGATTTACCACATCATATCCCTTGGACTCCAGCATCTTCTGAGCATTTCTGAAATTCATCAGATAGTTCAAATGCCCGGTAATAGGACCCGCAATATACACTTTATTCAAATCAAATATCCTCCTTTTCACTCCATGTATACCAGTAGCTGTCATCAAGCGCCACTGATTGCTTCTCTTTTAAAATCTTATAAGGGATCAGATAAATTGCTCCCTTATGCTTAACTGCCACTCTCGGCTCATTATTGCCACATCGCATCCACAGCTCAAAAGCCATGATCTGATTATCTTCGAGCCTGGAATATGTAAATCGATTCGCAGCGCAAGTCTTGCAATCAAACGCGAATGCCTCGCCACCCTTAGCTGCGACCACATCAAACGGTTGCCCCCCATTGGGAGCCGGGGATATAAAGTGAACCCAATATCCCCGACTTGCAAGCAGCTCGCAGAACTCCGTCTCGAAATCCATGCCTAGCTTTTTGTTATTCATTAAAACACACCTCAAGAGTTATGTTCTAGAATGGAACTTCCCCCATAACGCTCTGTGACACGTTCATAAATCCATCGCCGGATGCAGGAGCTGATGCAGACTCAGCCTTCTTCTCAGGCTCTTTCCAAGGTGCAAGGTTTGCAGCCTTATCTGCCGCAATAAAGAACTTAACCTTGGCATTAGTGTTGCCGTTATACTCCTCATGCTTTACCTGACAAGCACCAACCTTACCAACATAATTAGCGACAGTGAAATCTCCCTCGGGAATATCCTTGAAAGATTTGAAAAACTGAGTAAGTTTGCGGTTCGTTATCTCAGGACGATCTGGTAAAAATACGATATTGTGAAAAATCTTGCTGCTATAACCGGATACATCAAATTCCAGAACCAGCATATCCTTGCCGGTGCTTGCCTTCGCCATTTCCGCCTTCGCAATACGGATCCTGTGTGCGCCCTCGGGAATAGGCTTAAAACTGCTGCTCTCGTCTCTCTGATAATTCCATGCCATTTTAGTTTTCCTCCTTGTTTACGTTTGTCTGCCAATTTGTGAATTCTTCGACCATGCAGCCCTTACGGCTGTCTATCTGATTCTTAGCGTATATGTTCTGCATGGACTCCAGAATGATGCAGTGCCTCGGTATCTCGTCCTTTACGGCAATCGTAATCTTGCCCACCACATCACATAAGCCACAGATGTTATCAACAATCTTACTGCTGATCTTGGGAACGCACCTGGTATACTGCGATCCATCAGGCATTGTGAACGGCTCGAAGGCCTCCCAAGCTGTCCAGATGACATTAACGCCCCACGATTTCATTGTACGCAAGCTATTAACGAGCTGGAACTGCATATACTGATAATCGCTCATTGCAGGAATGCCCTTGTTCTTACCCTGCGCGCCAAGATCGGACAGGATGCACCGCTCAAGCTCGGAGATATTATCCACAGCCACATTCACTATGTTGTTATCCTTAAGAAATCCCGGCGTAATCTCGCTCTTAAGCATTTCCGCCCAGCTCGCAAAAGTGCCGGACACCCCAAGCGACTCATTCTTGCTGCGATTCTCCACCTCGGCCACAAGCACCTTGCTCGTATCCCTAACCACCTCATGCTTGGCCAATGTTCTGGAGATTGTCCTGTCCACATCAAGCACCAAGGTCTTACCCTCGCTGGCCTCAGCAATAAGGCCGATTGCCGTACTCTTGCCCACACCAGGCGCACAATATAACAGAGCTGTGTACGGCTCATTCACCGCTCCAATTGTTTTTAACTGCATCTTCGTTCTCCTTTCGATAAAATTCTATGTACTGTTGATTGGAATCATAATGCAAGCATACGCTCGAATACTCGCATCTGCGACCGTAGGCGCTACAATGGCAGGTGTTACGATAAAAGAACTTATTGCCCTCTATTGCATCGCATATCTGCTCGAAATCGCTCTCGAATTGCTCCACCTCTTCCGGTGTACGCTCAACAGTAAATACTCTGATCTTCTGATCGGTATCCACATCATACCATTCCAGCATACGGTTGAAAAACTCTTCTTCCGACTCATCCTTTTTGATTCGGATCGTAGGCTTTTTGCACACGGTATAATGGACCTTGTAAAGCCCGGACAAGCTCATGTATGCAAGCACCTGCTCATCCCACAGAAGATTATACTCATACTCACCATACTCGGAGATATCCCTGCTCGTGGTCTTATGCTCAACGATGTAACCATCATCCGATAGACCATCCACAAATCCATGCAGCACATGCGATCCGATGTTCTTCTCCAGCTCTTTCTCCGCCTCCACAACCTTGAACTTCGGGAAGATATACTTCTCATAAGCTCTCGCCATAGCCATTTCCTTGGTGAATACGTCAGGATACTTATCTGCAAGCGATACTCCGCTCTCAAGCTCTTCAAGTAACTGATGGTAAGCCTTACCGGTCACGAGCGCCTCAGAGGTGTTAACAGGCAATAATCCCTCATGGTACTTTAACTCCCACGAACGTGGGCATGCCTTATAGCATTTAATCTGCGTTATGCTCGCCTTCATCGCTCCTCCCTTCCAGCAATAGCTCGATCTTGCGCTGGGTAACTCTTGACGGATCCTGGATTCCACGCTCCACATATCTCCAGGTCTGCGCTGATATCCCCACCATGGTTGCGGCCTTTTCGATAGACATCGCATTCCTTGCTCGGAAATCAACCATTTTTTCAGCTAAAGTCATCGTGGCACCTCCTTTCTCATAAACTTAACCACAAGAAAAGCATACATCAGCCCCGACACTTTGTCAACGGTTTTTTGCCTATATTTTACCTTTATATATATTATTTATTATATTTTTTCTTTTTTATGTGAAGGATGTGAAGGATAATATAGTAAATATAAAAAGTGTTAGAAAATAAAAGCCGTATAGAAAGAAGTTATACGTGGTCTACACATCGTTCACGCATCCTACACACTACACGCAAAAAGGCGGCACAAAAGTGCCGCCCTCCTGGGGATAGAATGTCGGCAACAGGCCCGTTGCCTATCGTCATCTTATCATTACCAAATGTCGCCGTAAAGCCCCTGTCCTTGGACATGGGGATATAAGGCGACCTATACTATTAGTTTTCTAAAAGCTATATAATTTATACTTGCATTAGATGGCAGCAAGTTGTATAATGTGTATATGGAATATAAATCAAACAACAATGTAGTCTATTCCTGTAAGTATCATGTGGTCTGGTGTCCCAAATATCGACGCTCCGTTCTTGTAAATGGAGTTGATGTCCGCCTAAAGGAGCTGATAACTGAAACATGCGAACGTCTCAAGGTCGAAATCATTGAAATGGAAATCATGCCTGACCATGTGCATCTGCTTATGGAAGTAGACCCACAATACGGAATACACAAAGTTGTTAAACAAATCAAGGGCTATTCGTCCCGTATGTTAAGAGAAGAGTTCCCTTGGCTTAAATCAAGGCTTCCGAGTCTTTGGACGAACAGCTACTTCGTATCGACAGTCGGTGGTGCTCCACTTGCTGTAATCAAACAATACATTCAGAATCAGAAAAATGTGTAGGTGAGTTATGCAATTATCAGCAACAGTCAAACTGTATATGTCTAAAACTGAATATCAGCTTGTCAAAGATACTATGGACACGTACATTGCCACGGTCAATAGTATTGTTTCTGATGCCGTAAGCGGTATTTCTATTGCAAAGCTCACGACCAAGAACGTTAATGCCAATCTGCCGTCAGCCCTCACGAACCAGTGCATCCGTGATGCCCAGTCTATCGTCAAAAAGTACAATAAGGCCTGCCGTGACGCTGACCGCAAGAACGCCAGACTTTCCAAACAAGGCAAAGATATTAAGGTTGTTGCTACACTTCCTGTTCTGAAAAAGCCGTGCTGCTATATTAATAATCAGAACTACAGAGTCAACGATACAAATATAGAGTTCCCCGTCATGATAAACGGCAAGTCTAAAAGGCTTTCTATTCGTACCAAAATGACGGATAGGCAAAAATCTGTCTTTGCATCATACAAGCTTGGTACAATGCGTATTGTTGTTAAGAACAACAGCATAGTTGCTCAGATAGTCTATGAAGCAGACGAACCTTCTATCCCTGATGATGGCAACGTAATGGGCGTTGACCTTGGCATTAAGTGTCCTGCTGTAAGCAAGTGTTCTGATGGTAGTGTCAAGTTCTACGGCAACGGTCGTAAAAATAAAGTCATGCGTAGGCACTTCGCCACAAAGCGTAAATCCTTGCAAAAAGCAAAACATCTAGATGCTGTTAAACATATCAACAACAAAGAACAGCGTATTATGAAGGATATCGACCACAAGTTAAGCCATGATATTGTTGCTACTGCCGTGGCACATAATGTTAAGACCATAAAATTAGAGCAGTTATCCAACATTCGCTCTACGACAAGAACAAGTCGTAAAAACAATCATTCGCTTCATAACTGGAGTTTCTATCGCCTTGCACAGTACATAGAATATAAGGCAAAACTCGCAGGTATCGAAGTTCTTTATGTAAACCCTGCATACACAAGCCAGACATGTCCTGTCTGCGGTGAACGTCATCATGCAAGTGATAGACGGTACGCTTGTAAATGCGGATTCCATACACATAGAGATATAGTCGGTGCAATCAATATTTGCAATTCGACTGAGTATGTTGGCGATAGCAATATCAGACATACTGCCTGAGAGGCTACATACCCTGTCTCAGGAAGGCTGATGGCACAGCCATATCTTGCACTACGACCTACCAGAAATGGACTGGTCAGCCAATACACTTGGCAGGTAGCAAGAATCCCCTGCCTTTAGGCATGGGGAGTGTCAATTAGTTATATAGTCACTAAGTCGTGGACGATGGCAGCCTTGCGTTCGTGGTGGTTCGTACCGCCCTTTTTATTGCCTTGTGAAAAGGATCCCGGCGAATAAGTCGGGAATCTTTTTTGATATTTTCCAATAAAAACCGTTGACATATAATTAGCATGGTGGTATCCTATTCTTGTAACAGAGATAGGATACCATTTTTTAGGAGGAACGAAGACATGGCAAATTTTATGGCAGTAAGAAAATTCAAATCTGATTCGATTAGAGAAATGTGTGTGCGCCACAATTTTTATGCCAAGGGAGATAGCAAGGCATATACTGGATTATTAGGCAAAGAGTTACTAAAGCCGACCGTATCCGTTATGGAGAAGATCGCAGTTGATATCTTGGAACATTCCGATGCAGAAGGTTACGATATCGAATCCATGATGTACGTCATCGAAAAAGAGTGCGTTGAGACTTATTTTATTCACAGATAAGGAGGAGCAGGGATATGAGATACATTTATTTTATCGGTAACGGCAACTGGGAAGATACGCACGAAAGCAACGACAAAGACGAACTGATTAAGCTTTGCAAGCACTACTGGGGATATATCAGTTCGTCTCTGACAGACAAGGAAAAGAAAAACTATTATTCATATGTTCTGGAGACTGTCAATCCCGATGAGGATGCCGAGGACCATTACGATGGCAATCCGGTGTTTGATGCAAAGAAGTGGGATGCTGATCCCGATTACGTTGGAGAGGAGAACTGACAATGATTAAGGTTAAGGACGAATGTGTGAGGGCTTGCCCTGAGAGGATGTGCAATTCGAGCTGTCCGAACTTGAACGTAAAACGCTATTATTGCGACAGCTGTGGCGAAGAAT